TAACATCTCAATCCACTGAATGCGCTTGTCCACAAAGTACCGGCGCGGCGGCACCAGATAATCTGGGTAAATTCGTCGATGGCCGAAAGCTTCGCGGATGACGGAGTTAAGTTTTGCCTGGTTTCCCTTGGCGTTAGCCGCTTCTAGCTCTGATCCTCGATAACTAGAAGGTAGTTTTGGAGTTGATGAAAATGCAGAATATAACAGCCCTCCAAGCGCCGCACCCGCTAGAGCAAGGCCTCCGCCTACGAGTAGCAGGCCAACTGCAAAAAACCCAGCCTTGGGTTCGATGTAGATTTTCACATCATCGCCCTGGCCGATATTAAAACAATGCCAATCTGCATGAGATACGATAGAGCCATTCACGCAAACCGAAATGCGCGGCTCAATATCCAGCGAAAAACCAGGTACATGATCAAATAGCCACTGAGCGATAGTTGTTTCGCGCTCTAGCTTGTGGCTTTCAATAGGCTCACCTTCGAGCTTTGAAGGATAAATTTTTATCATGTGTAATACTCAACTCTAGTAAAATTGCGCTCGAAATTAGTTAGCCATTGCCACCTGGCCCCGGTCTCGCTGTTGATATCCACCGCTGCAAGGCGCCCTTCAATCATAACAACAAGGCCAGCGTGGGCGCAGACTGAGCCGTGAAAGCAGAAAGCCACCGCTCCATGCTGCGGCTCGCATGGCGAAAGCAAGCTAGGAATTTCTCTCTCATATAACCGCGTCATGGATTTTTTGTGGGTTGCTTTGACTGGCCCCCACGCAGGTAATTCGGGGTAGCCCAAATCCATCCGCGCCACTCGCACTAGGCCCCAGCAATCCACTGCTGGATAATCACGACCACCATCTAGGTACGTGGTAGAAAGCCATCGGGTGATCATAAAAACCTTATCCCCGGCGCGAATTCTGAGCTGTAAACCCTGCGCGGCCAGCTCGTATTGAGGATGTTGTACTGCCCGCAGTCAATTTGAACCGCACTGCTGTTGATGTGTGCGCCTTGCACTTCCATGTATATGGGTGCGCGCTGCGGGGCCGACAGGTCTGAGTCTAAATATTCGCGGGCAATCACAGTTATTTTTTCTCGATTACTCATTGCCGTTTCAATGTATTCCTGGGCTTCGCCGGAAATGTTGTCGATGGCGAACCGAAGAGTATTTTTTCCATTGTTGTCGCTTTTTTGCCGAGAGTATGCGAATGGGACACCGCGAAACAATAAAACTCTGCCATCCTCCGTGCCCAACTGCCAGTCGCGGAAATCGTGGACTAGACAGACGGGCTCAGGAAACGAGGGCGAATTAATCTCTAACGTAATCAGGATTTGCTCACTACCACCAGACGCATATACCCGCTTCAGTACTTCAGAAACCATTATTAACGCCCCGCATAAGCCATGCCAAAGTTAGACTGCATCGTTCTGGAAAACGGCCCATTTTCGTTAACATCGTCAATCAAAACCTGGAGAATCTGGCCTTTATCAGTCTGCACCCGCTGAGCAGTCACTTGTGCGCCAGTGTTGTTGTTGATCTCGACCTTCAACTCACCCGAGCCCCTCGGTGGGTTCCCTTCAAGGTGCCGCTGTACACTGCTAAGGGTGCGGTCAAGTTTTGCTGACGTTTCAGCCGTGGTGACTCGTTCGCCTTTTTCTAGAAGCCACGTTCCCGTTTTGGGGACGCTATCAATACCATCGTGCGCCATGCCCGCCAACGATGCGGCTGTGACCGCTGCAACAAACGGAGAAGTAGCAGCAGTTGCCGCCAATGCCGCAGCCGGAGCTGCAGCCGGGCCGACAATGGGAATAGCCGCCGTAGAAGCATAGGCGCTTAGCGCGGCAAGTTGTTGCATTGCCGCAGCTTGGCTGATCATCGCCGCTGATGCCGATGCCCGAGTGGCTTTCCCGGTTGCCAACTGCACAGCTTGATAAGCCAGCCATTGAGCAATCATTTCTCCGATTGCGCCAACGATTGCCCTAACCATGCCCTGAGCTATGCCTCGCACGGCATCGCCCAGCGTTTCGGCTTCCAGGATCATGTCAGCAAAAGCGTTTCCGAATTGCTGTGTAAAGCTGTCGATAACCGTTTTTGTCAACTCATCAAAGCTGGATAAGTTTTCCTCAGCGGCAAGCAGCCATCTATCCCAGTATGAACCGCTAGCCTGTAACAGCTGCTCGTTGCGCTCGTTCTCCAGTCGCAGCAGCAGCTCAGTGCGTGCCTGTTCGTTCTCAAACGTGGCGTTTTCGATGATAGCTCGGCGGCGGGCGTAGGACTCTTGGATACGTTCTTCTTCCGTCATCAGCTCGCGGGAAATCGTGTCGCGCTGTCGGTTAATGTCCGCCAGCCGTTTGCGCTTGTCGACTTCTTCGGCCAGGTTGCGGAGCATCTGTTGCTGAGCTGGCAGCAAACCTTGCAGTCTGCCGTGCTGGATTTCATAAAGAAGTTGCTCAGTCTCGCTGGCGGATTCTCCAAGCGCGATCTGACGCTGATACCCTTCCAGAGTGACTTCAAATGACGACCTCAGGGCATCCTGTCTACGCTTTGCTTCGTCGGCAGCAGACTTGCTCGCCTCGGCAGCCCGCTCAGCGGCATCTATCTGCCGTTGCAGGGCAACAAGAATATCGCCTTCGCCCTCTTTAAGACCTTCCACATAGCCTTCGCGGATGCGAGCAGCGAGGCGGTCTGCTTCACTGTTCAGACCGACTAGATGCAGGCGTTCAAGGAGTTGGGCATTCAATTTATCGAACGCCTCGGATGTTGTCTCGGCGTCCTTTGTCACCTGATCAACAGGGCCTCGATTCGCAATCGCCTCTAGGCGCTCAAGGCTGCGGTTTATAGACTCGACTTCTACCGTAGCATCGCGCAGAGCGCCCCGCGCGCGGATCAAATCCTCTTCCCACTCTTTAGCCTTTTTTGAATTTGGGAAATTTTCCAGATTTTTACTGAGCGTGAATACCCGAGCTTCTGCGGTGATCATGGTGCGTGTAGCTTCGGATAACTTTTTGTCGTAATCCAGGATCGCTGCTGCCGCTTGTTCAGCATGCAGACCCTCAAAGCTGTCGCCCAGCTTGTTGATGCGGGCGTCCAGCGCCTCGGCCTCTCTCTCTGCCTCGCTTGCGCGGGTTGCGAAGTACACCAGCGCACCGGCTGCGAGCATGATAGCGCCTGCCGGGCCGCCCACTAGCGCCATGGCGGCCGTTGCTGTGCGGGCAGCAGCGCTTATCGCCGTCAGGCCAACAGCAGTGGTGCGCGACACTCCAGCCATGGACGCCAAAGCGGCCTGATACCGGATAGCCTCAATCTGTGCCGCCGCAAAGGCAGCAGCAGAAGCCAAAGCGCTTGAAACAAGGCGTGCACCGATGACGGAGGCCAGCACCGTGGCAGCTGCAATGACTGGCTTAAGATCAACATCACGAATAGCGTCAGCTACCGACACAAGTTTTTCGGCAAATGTTTCACTTATCCCGTTGGCCTGATCATAAACCCCCACCGCCTGCAATATGGAGTTGCGCATCAGAAGGAACGCGTCGCCGATGGTGGCGGGCATGGATTCTGCTGTCTCTTCCAGCATCCCCATGTTTTTGACCAGCGCGTTAAATATCACGTCAGCGGTGATGCGCCCTTCTTTCGCCACATCTCGAAGCTGCGTGACGTTGACGCCAAGCTCTTCTGCCAGCAACCCGGCAACCGTGCTTCCGTAGTTCAGCACGTTCTGCAATTCCTGCCCGCGCAGTGAGCCTTCGGCCATAGCGCGGTTCAGCGAGTCCTGCACCATCTGCGCCTGTTGCCCCTTAGCACCAGAGACAACCAGGGCATTATTAAGCGCTGAGGTGTAATCCAACTGCTGCCGGGTGGACTTGCCCAACGCGTTGAGCGTAAATGCGTTCTGCGCGAACCCTTGCGCGGTCAGCTCAAGGCTGGAGTAGGTAGACCGAGCAATGTCCGCCAGCCGCTCCATAACCTCGGACGCATCCTCATGGGCGCCGATGTTGACGCGCACAAGGCTGGTCATGTCTGACCAAGTGTCAGCATATTGGGATAAAGCGCGGACGCTGAAGGCTGCCGCTAGACCAGCGGCAACAGGTCTGATGGCGGATGCCAGGGCGCTCATTGAGCGGGAAGCGCGGTCACTTTCACGGGATACGTCAGCCAGCGCCTTGGTGCTGTTTCGAGAGCTTGAATTCAGGCTAGAAGCAGCAGATTCGGCAGTTTTGCCGCTTTGAGCGAGCTTATTAAGAGAGGTAGAAGCGCGGTCGATGCTATCAACGCCTGTAACCTTTAAGCCAAGTGCTGCTGCTTCCACTACTTATTACCTCTCTGATCAGCATGACGGGC